GTCGCGACAGTCGGCCTCGGTCCGGTGCAGGTAGGCCTGGAGGACGGCGTTTTCGGCGGCGGGTTGGTTGTTTTCACAGGCACGTCCTTGGCGCGTATCCATTCTATGAACTGGTCATAGGTCATGGCGGCGACAGTATTAGCCATCGCGGTATTCCCGACACGCAAAAAATCCTTTACGACGCTTTCCTGGGGAACTGGATGGATGATGGACACGCCGCCGGTTTCATTGGTAAAGGCTATGCATTTCATTATTGGTCTCCTGACGCCATGAACCATCCGTCTTTGTCTACAAGCGTTCCAGCGGCGTCACGAGTTCGGAACGATATTGAGCCTGCGGCGGGATACGCAAACTCGCCCTGTTCTGAACTCTGACCTCTTCCGGCCCCATAATTTGCGCTCGAAAACGCAGTGGTGTAGTTGATGGTAGTAACCCCGACTCCGGCATCTGTCAGGCTAGATACGTTTAGGCTGGCAGCAATCGTCGGCGTTCCGGAGTTCGTGAAATAGAGCCATACCTTTACCGAGTGCGGACTCCACTTGATGTTCAACGGCGTGGCGAAAACAGTGTTTGACGACGCCGCCTCCATCTCGGATTGGGTTGCGGCGGCAGCGCCAAGTGCGGAGATAGCCTGCTTCACCCGCAGAGGCGACATAGATCGCAGGGCCGCTTCCGTGCCGGCTTCCATTTCGGCTTGAGACGCTGCAACCGTCGGGATATCGGCGTCATAAGCCTGCACGTCTGTCCCTATGACTAGGCCGAGCGTCGCGCGCTGCGCAGCAGCGGTAGCGTCATCTACTAACGCTCTGCCTGCGGCCGTGAAATCGGCCAGAGCAGCCGTGCCGCTTCCGGTGAAATAAGGCAGTTTGTCTGCGGCACTCACGAGCCCTGCGATAGCGGCAAGTTCCGCGTCGTAAGCTTGGACGTCGGTGCCAATAGCCACGCCCAGGTTCGTGCGCGCGCCAGCCGCGGTCGAAGCCCCGGTGCCGCCGTCGGTCACGGGAACATCCGTGCCGCCTGCGCGGTATATGACGTTGCCCTCGACCGCAAGGTCGCCGGCGCCGCTGCGCGTAAGAGTCGTGTCGCTTTGGTGGCCGACATCTACCCCCATGAACTGCGGGGTGTCCGCTGTTCCCACGCCCAGCGACGCGCGCGCCGTCGCGCCAGTTTCCACCACCCACGCGCTGCCGTCGCCGACAATGAAGCCGCTGTCTGTCGGGGTTAGACGAGTACCGCCCGTCGCGCTCCCGTCTCCGCGATCAATAGCCATTAGCTCTCAGTCCAGTAAATTGTGCTGCCGGGGGTGGTGTGGATGGTTTCGACGGTCCGCCAGTGTTGCGCGAACCGGTCCAGCCACCACGAGTGCGGACGCACCGTCATGTGCAGCGGCTCACCGATGCGCATGCCCCACACATCCGGCACGTGGCACACTGTCCACAAGCAGCCATACTTGACAGCCTTGGCGAGACCGGCAATCGCCTCACTCACGTGCGGCTCGGGGATGTGCTCCATGACGTCGGTACACAGCCCGTAGTCGACGCCGGGCAGGGGTCCGGTCCACAGGTTTGCAACCGCGAGCGGCAGCACCTTCGGATGGCCTCGCCACTTGGGGTCTAGCGCGTCGACGTGATCTACCGGCCGGACGATGAACCCGGCCTCTATGTACGGGGGAAACGAGGCACCACGTCCACACCCAAAGTCGCCCAGTATCCCCCGTCCCTTCGCGCGAGAGAGTAAGTGGTGCGCGATTTTCAGCCCGTGGCCGACAGCGCCGTATCCGGGGAACTTAAATACTTTTTCGTACTTCTCGCGCTCGGATTCAACGTAGTTCACAGGCTTTTACGTTCGTTCAGGTCTGCGTAGTAGAACTGGCCGTCGTGCATACGGCGTCTCAGGTGACTGACGTTCTGCTTGCGCTGCAACTCTTTCCAAAACGCCTCGTGCTCGGGCGCGAGCTGCACCTGAGCGCAGCCCCAAAACTGACAGCCGTGGGTAGGGTGAAACTCCAGCACCGTTGGCGGGTCGCGGAACTTGGCGAGCGCCTGGTCTAGCGTCGTAATCAACTCGAAGTGTTGGAATGCGCCTGTCCAGTCAGAGACAATGGCCGGCACGGGAATTTGCAGCTTGTGCGCCATGTAGACGCGCGAACCGCCATACGGAAAGGTTCGCTCGCCCGGTTTTTCGTAGCACATGACCGGGTTGCGAAAGCCTTCTCTTTTCACCGACTCTTCTAGCCGGGTGTAGAACTGGTACTGCTTTTCGTTTTTCTTGTGAACCCAATCCGCGAGATAAAACGACGCGGGTATGTCGCCGGGTTCCAGAAGTCCGTACCTGACTTCGTACGGGCCGGAACCCGGCGAATACTTACTCACTGATTAAGCTGCCGCCTCAAGCGCCGCGGTAGCCGGGCGAAGGACCGCCAGACGCCACGTACCAGACGCCAGGTTCGCCACCGCGCCGGATTCGTTCTGCACGCGAATCTCGACTTTGTCGGCCGCCTGGACGTAGCCAGTAACAGTCACATCTACGAGGTCGTAGGGGGCCGCGACCAGCACGAAGTCACCGAGCGCCGCGCCCGTCACCGTAACAGCCGTAGTCGCGCCCGCGCCGTCCACAAGGCATGCCGGGTCGACCGTGGCAGTCACGACGGCCACGACATCGAAGATGTCGTGGAACTGCCGTCGATTAAATCTACTCATGGTTTTGTGTCCTCTTCAAAAAGATGATCCCGGCACCTCATGATGCCGGGATCACATCACTTAGGCCGGAACGATGACGGCGTAGCCGCCGTTGTTACGAAGCTCCGCCACGCCGTAGATCATGTCGGCGGTGAAGAGGTCGGCCAGATACTCCTGCTTGTACTGAACCTGCGAACGCACGGCCATCTGCTCGGCCAGAGCAAACGCGCTCTTGTGGAAGAAGAGGCACGCGCGGTAGGCCGTGGTGGTCGACGTGTTGGTGGTGTTGCCACAGTTGGTGCTGACATACACCGGAACACCGTAGATCATGCCAAGCTGGCCGCTGCCGATCGGGGCGCCGCTGCCCTGGAACGCCTGCTCCGTGAAGCGCGGAATTCCGAGCAGGATTTCCTTCTCGACAGGCGGCACCACGATGGAGCGGTCCGACATCGGCATGTTGTCGTCATCCATTTCACGCAGGATGCGACGGATGCCGGCGTCAGTCAGGTGCGCGCCGTTGCCCGCACCAGAGGCCGACCACGCGGTAGAGCCATCGGAGCCGATAACGGCCCCCGTGCCGTAGGTCAGGGTGTTGGCGTCCGGGGTGCCCGGCGACGCGTCGAGCGTGCCGCCCTGGAGACCGGTGCCGAGCACGTGCAGGTCGAAGTCCACCTGACGCGCCAGCGCGTAGCCGGCGTCCTCGGTATACGACTGGCGCAGTGTGTCGATGGCCTGGATCGCCACGATGTCCTCACGCAGCACCGAATACTCGTAGTGCTTGTCGATCAGGATGTTCGTCACACCGTGGGTCGGGGCGGTCAGCGTGACCTGGCTGCCGGCGGCCTTGCTGGCGGCAAGGCTGCGGGTGAAGTTGGGGACGTGGATGGTGTCGCCTTTCTTCTTCTGGTGCTGGAATAGAGTCACGCGCGAACGCATGACGTTGTTCGCCTTGTAGCTGGCGATGGTTTCCATCGACCACAGCTCGGGAATAAAATTCGCCGCTGTCGTGATCGTGGTGTTATTAGTGCCTAGTGGCATGGTTTGACTACCTCAGAGAATTTCGGAAAGTCCGAAGGGTTTGTCTTACCGGACACGTTTCTCCGCGAACATCGTAGGATCGTCCTGCAATATCGCGTTGTAGCGTTCCCGGTCCTGTATGAACAACCGCGACAGTTCCGTGACCTTGTAAATCCGTTTGCCCGACTTGCTGCCAGCCGCTTTGCCGGCACCGCCGGTAACGGTCTTCTGACGCAAAATCTGCTCGCGCTTCTTGTCCGCGGGCGTTTCTGCGTCTTCGGCGTCCGCCGGAGGAAGACTCGCCTTGCGCTCGTCCCACGCCGAGAACAAGTCCTCTGCTGCGTCCATATCGAACTTGGAAGCGGCAGTGAAAAGTCTCACGCGGTACGGGCTGGCCTTAACCCACTCCTGGAAATCAGGGCTTGCGGCCTCGGCGATGTATCCGGGGTGACGAGAGTCGAACTCCAGCATGGCCGCGCGCTGCTCCGCCGTGGCGACCGCTTTTTCAAGCGGCTTCGTCGCCTTGGCGACGGCCTTGCGCACCGCCTCGCGGGGGTTCACGTCGAACTCTTCGTCCGTCGGGTCGGGGTCCTCGTCTGCTGTTGCGGGTGTTGAGGTTTTGAGCGCCTGCTCTAGTGCCTGGCGTAGGAGCGCGCGGGTTTCCCCGAGTTCGTTGGCCAAGCGGCTGCGATCTTTTTCGAGCCCGCTGAACTCTTTGTAGACCTGGGCGAGGGGTTTCCCTTTCAGGCGTACGGGAGCTTCGGGCTCTTGGTCACCGGGGGCTGCGGGTTCTTCGGCGTCGGCATCCTCGTCATCCCGATGCGATCCGAGGTCATCGGAGTCGGGAATCGGGGCGTGGATGTCGGCGTCCTCGACGGGCGCAGACATTTCGGTGGCGTTATCGTGATTGCCGGCCACGGGCGTACCCGCGCCGGCAGCTGGCGCTGCGTTCGGCATTTGCGAAAATCTCCGGAGGGTTAAAGGTCGAGCGAGACTTGCGAGTCCCGGCAGGGCTACGGGCGGGGGCTACTTACAAATGCCGCGCATTTGGGTAGTAGTCGCCAGTTTCCTTTAGGGACTTTTGCTCACGCGCCATAGTGCGCAGGCGGTCCTTCTCCCAGCGATCCGCTGCCGTGGGAAAGCCGGGGTCGGCGCCGTCGAACACAACCGTGGGCGGAGTAATGACTTGGCGGAGAGTGCCGCCACACGAGTCGCAGGGCGGGGGGTTTTCCCGCTCCGCTACTTTCAGCCAGTGCTCGACGCGGCGTTGGCACGCGGAGCACTCGTATAGGTAGATCACAAATCTTCCGGGGGCGTGTCGGTGGTAACTGCCGACATGTCCGCCTCTAGCTCTTCCTTCTCAAGCTTCACGCGCTCACGCAGATCGAGCAGATAGGTCTGGATGTACAGTTTCACGGCGCGTGCGGCCACGAAGGTGTCCCAATCAGGCGCGTCGTCCATTTGGTGCTGTGCCTGCGCCGCCGCGTCGTTGAACATGAGGTAGACCTCACGCCAATCCGGGTGGTTCAGGACGTTCTGTACCTTATCGAGCGACTTTATGCGCTCTTCGGCGGTCTGTTCGGCGACGGGCTTGTCACCCACGCGCGGCCTCCGCAGGTTCAGCCTTGTCGTATAGGTCGGCCAGCAGTTTTCCGGTCGCGGCGTCTTTCATGCGGGTGCGAGCCCTGACTTCGGCCAGGTCGGCCACGCGGCGCTCCCGTTCCAGCGGGTCTTCCCCGCCCTCTTTGTCTTTCTCAGAGCCGGGAAGCTGGCCCTCGATGGTGGCCTGGATCAGCTTCGACACCAGGCCCTTGTCCTTAGCGGAACTGTTCTCGATGATCTGACCCAAGATGGCGTAGAACACCGGAGACACCGGCGGCACCACATTTAGCACCTGGGTTAGTGTCTGGTTCTCTACTTCCCGCGCCACCAGCGACGTCGCCGTGCGGACACGGAAACGCAAATCGACGAAGGGGTACACTTCCTCGTTCCACTGCATGTGCCGCAGGCAGAATTTTTCGACCAACGGAATCAGGAAGTGTCTTTCCAACAAGCGCAGGGTGCGTTTGCTGCGCTTCGCCATGCCACCCTGCACCATGGAGGCCACGCCAACCGTAGCGTTAGACCGGGACGACCGCGAGGGCAGCATCCCGCCGGAAGTACCCGTGGCGGTCTGGATAAGTCGCTCCAGCTCCCCGGTGGCGGTGAAGGTGGTCGGGTCGATTCTCCCAAAGTTCAGCGGAAACAGCGCCTCGCGCGGATCGCCGTTGACGTAGATGGTCTTGCCCGGACCGACCTCAACCTTATGTCGCGGGTCCCGACGCTGACTGTTTACGCCGAGCATCGGGTGCACGGTGTACGCCAGTCCGTCTATCTGCCCGCGCAGCATGACGTCTAACGCCTGCTGGCTGTTGATTCCTTTTTCGCAGACTCCACGACCCCAAAAACTGCCGGGTATGAGATCGTAGGGGGCGGCGATGAAGTCTCGGTCCTGCTTTAGGTTCGTGTTCGCGCGCGCAGCCACCAGCCACGTGCGGTCGATCACCGTGCAAACGGACTCCACCATGTCGCGTGAGTCGATCTCGTCGACCGGTCCAGCGTTGTTGATCGCGGCTTCAAGCAGCGCCCTCGGCACGAGGCCGTGGTATTCAACCAGCAGGTTAGACTCTTCGGCGTCGCTGACCTTAAGCACGCCGGACTCTGTAACCAACCCGAGCGAGGTGGCTGCGCCACCCTCTTCCAGCGGCGCCTCCCAGTACGTCGCGGGCTTGCCCGGTTTTCCGTCTTTCGCCGGTACGCCGTCTTCCATTCGCGCCCGCAGCAAGTGCCTCGGCCGCGGCAGGATATGCGCCATTCCGAGCGCCTGCGCGATTCCTTCGCGCCCGGGCTTATTCACGGCGGTGTCGATGACGAATTGATCGGGGCGCACCGGCTCCAGGAACACGACAACCTTGTCGGTTGTTTGAACCCCTTCGGTCACTTCTCGCTTTTTAACGTCAACGAGTGTCTTAAGTCGCCGATCTTCGTGCACGTCGACAACGATCTTGCCGATAGCGGTCCCGTACACCGCGCCCATGAGGCCGCAGGCCTCTAGCAGCGCGCCATTAACGTTCGCGTAATCCATATCATCCAGCAGTTGGAGCCGGATGGCCTGGTAGTCTTTGGGCGACGTCAACTGATCGGAGTGATCGTTGTCGATGTCGAACCAGGCTTCCTTGTCGCCCAGCACCGCTTCCTCAATCTCGGCGACGGCCTCTTCCACGGCTTGCTGTAAGGCCGGCGAGATAAGCCGGGAACGCTCACTGCCGCGGGAGCGGTCGCTCTCGTCCCACAGGCCGCGCCACTTGCGCAAATACTTCGCCCAGCGGCCGTCAAAATTCTGTTTGCGCCAGTCTTCCCACTCTGTGACGTGCTCCATAATCCACGCCGCGAGTTGTTCGCGCGCGCCGCTCTGCTGGAAGCCGGAAACGGCTTCGTCAGCAGCGTCTTTCAGGGAAACGGTAGTCGGGCTTTGGGTAGTCAAAGGTCAGGCCGCAGATTGGGTGGAGGCCCACCACGACCTTACGTCGAAGCAGGGACAGTCTTTGCCCGCGTCAAAATCCCGGTGTCCTCGCGGGACAGAACCGGGATAACGGGCGAGAAGTAGCGCGACGAGACTCTCCAGGCTGGCCCACTGCGCGCCGGTGAAATTGGCATCGGGCGTCAGGTCCCACCGCGGGCCGTCGACGTCGTCCTTGCCGTCTGCGTCCGGTGTACGACTCACACCGCCCACCAGACAGACACCGACAGACTCGTAGTTGCGGCCCTTAACGTGCGATCCTTGAAACTCAACAGACCGCCCGGACTCGATGGTGCCGTCGCGGCGCACAACGAAGTGGTAACCGACATCGCTCCACCCGCGCGCTAGGTGCCACTTTCTGATCTCGTCGACACCGACGTCCGCGTCCGGCGGCGTCGCCGAACAGTGAACGACAACAAAGCGCACGGAAGCGGGGTTTAAAGGACTCACTCGCTCACCCACTTTGCGAACTTCGTGTTGGCGGTGAATACCGCTCGAAGCCCGGTAGCCATGGTGCGCACTTGATGCTCGTTCAACTCTAGGGAGTTCGTGTGGTCGATGGCGTGGATGACCTCATGCAACAACGTGTCGCGGGCCTGGTCGGTGCTCTGCTTCGGACGTAAAATAATGCGACCCCTGTCGTAGTCGACGATCCCGAACTCTTTAATACGCCCGCGAGCGACCGAATACCGCTCGCCCAGCAGGTTTAATCTCTTTATCGGGCAACGCACTCAGTACCCCGCGTCCTCATCCAACGGACTCCACGCGGAGTCTTCGTCCAACGTCGCCACGTCCTCAAAGGAGTCGTCGGAAAGCTGATCTATGTAAGCCAGCGCGTCGAGCTGGTCATCGCGCGCCAAAGGATTCGGGAAGTCGGCGTACTCTTCTACGAAGTCGGTTAGCCACGGGGCGCCGAGCTCGAAGGTCATGCGCCCTTTCTCAAGCCGCCCGGCGAGGGCCCACATGACGCGGTCCGTCTTCTTCTTCCCGCCGTGGTAGAGGGGCACCACTTCCGGGTAGAAGTTGATGGCCTTCATGCGGTCCGAGAGGTACGGCATGACCGCGTTCAACGCCATGCCCTTCTCTATACCGAACCGGCGAATACCGTAATCCTTCGCGGCCTTTAGCATCTGGACGGCGCACTCGCGCACGCCCCACTGCCCCTTGCGTATGTCCTTTACGTGCCACCCGCCGGCGTGAATCTTCACTACAGCGATAGCGCTGTTGTCCGTGCGCTTGTACTTGCCCGCCTCCGCGGCGTCGACGAACCCTGCCAGGTCGACCGCCATGGCGTAATAGCCTGCGGTCTGCGGCTCCAGGTCCATCTTGATCCACTCCGACTTAAGCAGACCGGCGCCGGAACCCGCGAAAGACGCCTCAAACTCCTGGGCGAACTGCTCGGCGGTCATGTTGCGTGCCGCCTTCTTTATCTCTTCCGGGTCCAGGAAGGGGTTGTCGGTGCTCTTGAAGCGCCACACGCCCCACTCTTCCGGGTCGTTCTGCGCCTCAAGAACCAGCTGATAAAAATGATTCTTTCCGGCCGGCGTGCCGATGAACATGGCCCCGCCGCCAACATCCGCCAAGGCCGGGCGCAGGATTTCTTCCCACACGTTCGGCTTCATTGACGCGTACTCGTCCGGTACGGCATACGACAATCCGACGCCGCGCATACTGTCCGGCTTGTCAGCGCCGCGGACCTCGATCCAACGGTCGTTTACAAGCTCGATACGTCCGGTGTTGCGGTCGACCCTGGACTGAACAGGCCGTGTCAGGCGCATAAGGTGCGCCCAGTAAATCCGCTTGGCCTGGTCGTGAGTCGGTGCGACCAAAAACACACCCTTCCCCGCCAAGTCGTACCCGTTCAACTCGTTTCGCAGTGCTTCGGTTACCGCCACCGACGCCGCGAGGTACGATTTCCCAAACCGGCGTCCGGCTACGACTATCTTGAATCGCCGCGGGTCGCTGAAAACTTCCAGCTGTCTCGGGTGCAGCGAGAGGTTGATGTCGGTCAAACGTCCACCGCGCCGGTAGTGCCGTCAATCACGCGCGCCTGCGGCTTTTTTCCGTCCGCGGACACGACGTTTATGTTCACCAGCGGGCGCTTATCGCCGCCACCGCCGTCTCTCTCGGCCTCACGCTTGATGAACGGCTTGAGAATCTCCAGCACCAGCTTTCGCGCGTCCGGATCGCCCTTTTCGGCGTCCTTTAACGTCTCGTCCAGCACTTTCAGCGCCCGAGTCTGCCGCGCCGGGGTCAGGATTTGCAGGAATCGAGTGGTTTTCGACAGATTCCCCTTCCCGCGTCCCTTCGGATTCGGGCACTGCCCCTTCTGAAAGCGTCCGCTGTTCGGCCGCTTCTCGGGCAGTGATTTGGTCAAGGCGTCGTTTTCGGTCATCGCGTATCCGGGCCTGCAAGCGTTGCGCAAATTCGTGTTGCGCCGTCACCAGGTGTGTGACGATTGGGGTTTCCTGGATGTTGGGAGCAAGGACTTCGGTCTCTAGGCGGCTGTCGGCCAGCGAACGGATGCGTAGACGAAACGCCTTTGGTACCGCGCGCGCCACTTCCCATCGGTACTCGACCCCGGGGGCCACCATCTGCCGGTACCAACTGTCTTTCTTGTCAGCCATTCAGGTCGCTACTCCGTTACTTGATCGAACCGCAACGCAGGTGTCGTACATGCGCCGTATCGCCGCCTGTGCAACGGCCGGCTGTTCCTGGAACACGGCGCGAATGAAAGCCTGAGCGTCAGCGCGGACCAGATCTCCCGCTTCGACGGCAGCCAGCGTGTCGGCCTCGCTCCAGCCGAGGACGTTTTTCGCGTACAGAACCGAGTATGCGAAGGCATACGACTGTGCGGCGCACTCGCGCCGCGCGTCGTCTACCGGTGCGGCGATGACCGCGGCGCAGCTTGATATCCAAAGCGCAGCAGTCAGGACGAACGCGCGGACTCTTTTCACCGAAACACGCGAGACGTCCGGAACGCCCGGATGGTGGCCGGCAGGTCTTTAAGCAGCATCCGACCCCCAAACCAGAAAGTCAGAACTAGCATAGTGGCCGATGTCCAGAACTCGTCGACGCCGGCAATAGACGGGAACTCTTTGTACCCGAACCAGCGTAGAAGCAGCTCGACGGTGATCCACGGCCGGATAGCGTGGTTCGCGGCGTCGACAACGCTGTTTACGAAACCGTAGTGCTGCGCCGGCGCGGCAAACGCGCGTGTGCTGGCCAGGTCTTGCGCGTCGTCGGCAGTCTTTTCCTGGTCGGTGTACGTCAGCTTGTCGACGGTCTTAGCAACCGTCTCCGCGCCTCCGCCACCGAACAGCCAGGCGAGAGCCTTCGCCGCGAACGCCATTACGGGCGCTCGTAAACCCAGGCCGACACGCTGTACGTGTGCGAGCCCGTGCTGGAGTGGACAAGGTTCACGTCCCACTCCGGCGGCATGTTGTCGGCGGCGACCACGTTCGCTACCTCGGTGAGGCCGGGGCCTACCTGCAAGGCGGTGTTTCCGGCCGCGCCAAGCGCCGCGCCGGTCAGCACGTCGTATGTGTCGCTGGCGGTTGCGGCCGGATCAGGGGTGTAGCCGCGGATCGTAGGCGTCACTGTCTCCGCACCGGTCGTCGCGGTCTTGTCGATGAACAAGATTATGCGTTCGACGTTTGGCGTCGACTGTTTCGGGGTAGCGTTCGTCGCGGTGCGCGCTGCGCTCGCCAACAGTGAGATTTTGCGCCAAGCCATGAACGTCCTCTCGGATAGGTAAGGTGGGTCCCGCCCTGCGGCCCTTTCGTCGGGCGTTGAGCGTTTTTAGAGTTCCGCCCCGGGCATGTTTGCTTCGACTGCGCGGGCACGGGACCCAATTCTGGAAAAGGGACCCCCGTGGTGCGCTCGTTGGGCTATTCAGCCGGAAAACACGTAGGCGTCGGGGGTAGCGGGAAATAAGGCCCGCCGCCTGGAGAGGTTTGCAACCCCCTGTCAGGCGACTTGCAGACTCTAAGCGGCCCGCGACGGTCTGCCAGCGGCAACGGGCCTTGTCACTTAGGCGGACAACTGCCGCCAGTTTCTTCTGCTTGCCTGTTTTAGCCGGGTGTCGGCTAGCAAGTCGTTGATTACGCGCTAGTTTTATGACGCGTAAGCTGTTGATTATGGTACCTATTTTGTCCCTGTTTTCTTCCCGAAAGTCAGCGCGTCATGAGCAATCTCAGTTCGCGCCCGCTGGGGGGTGCCCGGGGGTCTGGAAAAGGGACCCGTTCAGGAAATGGCTTAAAACAAGGGGATTTTAGCCGGTTGCGCCGGCCTGGTTCGCCCTACTGACTGTCAATCAGCAGGGCAACTGGCCCGCGAGTGCCTAAATTCGTTCAAGGGCGCTGCGGTGCGCGCGCCA